TTTTGAACCGGAAGTATTTAACAAGAGCAGCAAATCCCAAGGCTAGAGTTTCATTCCCCGCTAAGACTGTGGGAGAGGTTGACGAGTTCAGAACCAGTGATATTCTCCTTGATAAGAAAGAAGCTCTTCCAGATGAGCTGGTTGAGTTTCTTGGCGGAGAAATTGTTAATCCTCTTACTGGTAAAGCGGATACAGCCGAGCAAATGTTTGGTACAATCAGCAAGCTGTCAAGGCGTATTGCCGGGCTGAGAACTCAAGAGGTTTTGTTAAGAGATCTCCAACAACAAGGAAAGCTAAACGTATTATCCATAGGTGGAGTGAGGCAGAATGTTCCTCAAATTCCTTTTGAGAATTCCAAACAAGTGAGTTTGTTTGGGGGAAACGTAGTCATTGAGGCTCCCAAAGAAGTAGTTGATTCAATGTTGGAAATCTCACATTCTGGGCTTGCTCACAATGTGGCTGACAAAGCAATAGGCGCAACAAACGCTTTTGCTAAAACGCTAAAGGACCTGTACGGCACAAGTGTTGGAGCTAGTAAGGCCGTCAAGGTTATAGCTAGCCCAATATCCTATGCAACCAATGCTATGGGTGGAGCTATCGCAGCTATGGCTTCGGGCAATTTCAACTTGATGGGCAAGGATGTTATGAACGGCATCAGGATGTCCCTTGATGAGTTCGGAAACATTGAGGGAGTTGCTGAATCTTTTGGCAAAGGCATATCCAAGGCGGCCAGATCTGGACTTGAGTCAAAGCAGATGCAACTGTTGCTGGATGATATTGGCAAGATGCGTAAGTATGGAATGATGGGTGCGGATATTTCCACTTCCGATACAGTGAGAGCTTTGGGTGATGGGAGTATTGGTAAGTTTGCCAATCAAGTATTTGATCCTCTCAGCAAGGCATACCAAGTTACGGACAACGCTTTTCGTTATGTTGTTTGGAAGGGAAACATAGACAAGATAAAGAAGATTTTTCCAAAGCCAGCGGGTATGTCAGATGGCAGATACTTAGCTGAGGTTGAGAGAGCTTCAGCTTTCCTAACGAATGATACCTATCAGAACTACAACAAGCTTAGCAAAACTTTTAAGAAGGCTTCTACGCTTGGTATAGCTCCCCCATTTTCTGCTTTCACGGCAGAGCTTTATCGCAACACATTTAACAATGTGAGAACCATTGTTAAGATGAGTAAGGGAACATTCGGAGATGACTTGGGACTGAGCCAAGAGCTTCTATCAAATGCCAACAGGTCTGCAATGCTTGGAGAGGGCGTTAAGCGTGGGGCAATTTTGGGAACTCTGTCTGCTGGATTTGGGTATGCAGTTAAGAATTACAATGAAGCAAACGGAGTTGACTCCGAAAAGATGGAGGCACTCAAGAACACTGTCATACCAGACTATGACAGGGACAAGGACTTGATTATAAACATGAACCCAGATGGAAAGTCGGGAACATATATAAATGCTTCCTATATAAACCCTTTCTCTGAGTTCAATTCCATTGCTAATGCAGCGTTAAGTGGCAAAGGGACGGTAAACAGCATAAAGGATGTGGCTGCTGTTTTTGCTGACAGGTTTATAGGAGAAGGTTCTTTTGTGTTCCAAGGTCTTGGTAGTGTAACCAGAAACCAAGATGAATATGGCAACCCAATTAGCTTGAAGGAGGACGGCCTTGGAAGGGCCTATGACCGTGCGACTTATTTCCTTAAAGAGTTGTTTACTCCTAGTGCTGTTGGTGAACTTGATAAGTGGGTAGAGACGCTCAACGGAACCGGAGACTATACAGAGAACCAACTTGTTCTCAGACTAATGGGTGTCAGACAAACTTCTTTCAATGTTGACGACGATACAAAGTGGAAGATTAGACCATCCAATGAGAACATGAGGCTTATTAAGGGGCGCTACAACAGTTTGGATGAAAACACTCCAGAGGATGTACGCCAGAGGGCTTACCAGCAAGCCAACGAGAACAGAGACGCATCAATGGATAACTTGATGAAGGTGTATGACTCCCTAAAAACTCTTGGTCTCAGTGACGATGAAGCTATCAAGACATTCAAAGATAGCAACGTATCCAACTCGGACGTAATTCAAATATCTCAGAACAAAACTAAGCCAATTGATTACGTCAAGGCTACTACAATGTCTGATGCTTATGAAGCCATTGAAGGAAGCACGTTCTCTGAAACAAGGAGAAACATCTTAGCCAATACAAAGGGTAATATCAAAGTACGCAAGGCTCTCCTGTCCAAGCTCAAGCAGGAACAAACCTATTCCAGAAGAAACATCAGCGAGTTTGACAGAAGCCTACTCAGTTTGGGGGCTTCCGAAAGGGCTGATATGCTGATGAATGTTCTTGGTGTAGGTGCAACCAACTCAGTTTTGATTAACGAGTATCGCAGGAAGGGCATCATTACTGATGATGTAATGAAGGCAATGCGACTCAGGGGTTCACTCGCCTCTTATTAAAAAAATAGAGTGGGCCGCGGCAACGACACACTCTACAAGAAACCGAGGCTTCTCTACTAATTGGAAATACACCCTCTTATTTTAGAGTGAACGTGTCAACTAAAAATTAAGGGCCGAGAATCAACTCGGCCCCGACGGGTTTAATGAAGGCAAAAGAATAAAACCCCTCCAGAGATTACTCATCTGGATTACCGTCTAAATTTTCCTCTTGTGGATTGAGCTGTTTGTCAAGCTGTTCGCACTGCTCATCAGTCATCTCGTCTATTGCTTTGGAAGCTTGTTGTCTTAGTAAATTTGCACAACCAACAACAGTCAATGAAGATGTTAGCAATTCCTTAACTTGGTCGATTGTGGCCGTGTTAATTAAATGGTTGGAGTAGTCTTGTTTCAGTTTATTCAGGTCCATAATATTCCTCGTTTTGTATTTTAGTTTCAAGGAGAGCCAGAGCCCTCCATGCCACAGCTACATAGTCCTCTTCTAAGAGGTGTCGCATCAGGCAGTCATGGTGATCGTTAGATTTGTTTGGCTCCCAGTGAAGAGGTTCAAGGGGATCGCAATGTTTCTCATTGCCAGCATAGGATTGCTGGGCCACTGCTGCAATGGCGTTAGGGAAGGGGGACAGTACCCCAGAATAGATGGGCCACTTTTTTCTTTCATGGCTATCTTCGGGGATCAGTTTTACTTTGTGCTGTGGATTAGATCTAAAAATCATAGCGATATAAACTTAACCAAGTTTAGTGGGCACAGGTAAACATCCTGCACCATATTATCATATCTCTTATCCTTCACTCTATCAACTATCCAACTCTTTTGGGTGCTAGCCATTACAACTGCTGAGTTGTTTCCTTCTTTGCTTAAAACGAAATAGGCATACGGCTTGGGCTTGGCGTTGTCAAATGAATGTTTAGCACAGACCATAAATGTTTTATAGGGCCAGCTTTCCCTTGAGGAAAAGGAAAACCCACGCCGCTTAACCTCAATCCTTTGTCCCATGTAGATGTCTCCATCATCTGCATACTCCTTCCAGTCGTTGTGATTGGGAGTTACGAATGTCGGAGGCACTGTAACTGGGTGTCCCTTATTACTTAGGTATTGGGCCACCTTCCAAACGGCACTGTGGCTTTGGGCTAAATGTTTTTTAAACTTATCATCATCGTTCATTTCTTTTTTCTCCTAGCGTTCTCTTCTTTTGTCTTAATTTTGTGAGCCTCTTTGCTGACTGCCTGTAGGTTCTCTTTGCCACAGAACAATCTTGGAAGAAGCTCGTTCCAGTTGTATCCAAGCCACTTGGTTTTGCGTCCCCACTTCTCTGGGATTACGGGGTCGATGTGATCAACCTGCATATCCTTTGCAGGGAAAAGCTCCTTGGTAATAGCACAGCGATACATCTTCCGCATCCTGCCAGTCTTGGGGTTCTTCTGGCTCTCAACAAATGCGTCATTGAGCGCCTGATATTTGGGTGCCCATCTCCTAGTTCCCGATCTAACACAGGACATGATGAACGATCTTAGCCTAGCTTCAGTCCAAACTTTCATTGCATATTTGACGTTTGTTCGGACTTCATGAGGGCCTGACTTCCGAACGGATATTAAGTTAGCTCATCTTGTTGACAAGATCATAGAACATGAAGCAACTGATAGCATCATCCAGTGCCTTGGCTTGTGCCTCTTCAGTCCACTTCTTGACATGGGTATCTCCGTTGTTGGTGTTGATTATAACGGTGTGGATTGGCGGGTCATAGTCTAGGTAGCTGGCAATGCGTACCATCCTAGATTCCGAAGCTAGTTGCATAGCATCTTTGTGGTATGCTTTGCGGGTAATGTCCTGATGCTCTGCCACCTCCCGTGTCTTGTAGTCAAATAGGGCAAGCTTACCATTGTGTATGGCTAACAGGTCAATCGTTCCTGCCGTGTTAAACTCTTTGTCACTATTGGAAATTACTCCCTCAACTTCCACCACCTCTAGGTCTTGGTCATCTGCCCATTCAATGAAAGGCATGACAAATGGTTCCCAAGATGGGGGACACTGACCCCCGCAAATGGTAGTTTCTAAATGCTGGTGGCATTCGGTTCCCCAAGAAGATGATGTCACTTCCTCACCTGTCTTCGGGTGAACCCTCATTCCCCAGAGCATCTCCATGATTTGATCCTCACTCAGATGCGGGTGTTCTTTGCTAAGCTCTATAGCTTTCTTGGTCCTCCAAGTTTCAAAGAATGGATCAGGAAAAACCTTCAGCTTCTCGGTTACGCTAGCAACGATGGCCTTGCCACTGTTCTGGGATTCCCTCCTTGCTTGGAACGGAGTGGACAGGTCATCCCGAAGGAAGCCTGAGTCTTTTTTTATTTCATAGAAATGTGCCATAATATAAAGCGGGGGCCAAAGCCCCCGCAGTTTAATTAGAATGGTGCCCCTTCCTCCGGAACCAAATCTCGGCCCTCTTGGATAGCTTCCCTCACTTCTAGCAAGTCCTTTGCAATGTGGAATACAATGTATTTGAAATGTTCATTGTATCCATTGCTCTTGAACGTGTAGTCTTGAGATGCCACTTGGCTTGCTTGGTTGATGCAAGCTTGAATGGCAATCTCTCTTCCCTTGTCTACTCCGCTACTGCCATTGCTGGAGTAGTTAGGTCGTTTGTAGAACGTCTCGGTTCCATCACTGGACTGGTGTCCGGTGTACCCTTGACTGTCCTGTGGAATCTCTCTTGGTATTGAGATTTTCCATTTGGTGTGACCCTTCGGGGTCTTGTATGTGCTGTCGATTGCCTCTACTGTGGCTCCCGCCTCTGCCCAACGAGGGGCTTTGCTTTTGCCGTTGGCAACTCCTTTTGTGCCATCGTCAAATTCTAACCAGAATCCCCAGAGATCCCCGTTAGGTGTGCTTCTTGGTTCGTCTCCCATGAGACGCACTGTTTTTATGGTTTTTATCTGTGACATATTTTTAGTCTACGTTGTACCAATACTCATCCTCTGGTGAGAGGGTAGAGATTGGGCTTGTTTGGAATAGCCGGGTTTTGGTATCGAACCAAAGGTCGCGGCTAAAGTTGACCCCGCTGTTGCGTTGCTTGAAGCAGGTGAACACCGCATCGCCCTGCTTCTTGTATTTGTCCTGCTCTTCAGCACTTCCGTTAGACATGACCAGTTCCTTAGCAGTGTTGCGGTGCATACTGCAAATGGTGTGGCTAGCCTGAGACAGTTCTTGACTGCCAAGGATAGATCCGGGGCTGGTAGGGGCATACTTAGTACCCCCGTTCTCTTTACTTTTTGCATCGGCGTGAGCTATAAGGACAATGGAAAGCTGATGTTTAACCGCTGTCCTAGCTAGGTCTTTACTGATAAGACCCTGCTGTTCAAAGTCAAGCTTTGGGGCAAGATAGCTAAAACTATCTATCAATATAGTGTTAATCCCGTATTTCTGCTTGGCCAATATGATCTCCGCTTTCAGTCCCTCCCAGTTATTTCCGCAGTCTCGGAAGTTGGTGTCATCTATGAAGAAGATGTTCTCTCCAAGTTCATCAGCAACTTGAGCACACTGCTCATGCTTGGGTTCCTCTCCAAGGAGTTGTGTTCCTAGCTGGAGCATCATGTTCTCAATGGGAACCTCAAAGGATACGGCCATGCACTTAGTGCCAGTGCTGGCTAGGTGAAGCAGCAGTTGGTATGCTATCTGACTCTTGCCCGATCCGGGGATACCGATGATGGTGAACAGCTCGCTCTCCCGTAATGACAGG